TGTTTCAGCACTTGAGAAAACTCAACAGGTCCCTCAAAAGTTTGAACTTTTTTACGTGGCTTAGAAAACGATTGATGCTCAGAATACCACTGAGCTATTACTTTTCCTGCTTCAGAGGACATTGACAACAGTACGTCCTCTAATGGGACTCCGGTAAACACAATTTTTCTATTTCCGGCTTTCCGGTGAGACTCTGTTGAGTTTCCAATATTTTCCACTGTGGGAATTTTTATTTCTGTTGGGATGCAAAATGGAGACTCCTTTGCATCGTTACGCTGAAAGCCAATTTTTAAGTCAATCTTAGCGAAAGCCAAGGCGAAAGGCGATAACAGTCCGCCTGAGCAAGGCTTACCAGCCATTTTAAGTCTGGCAAAATAAGTTTTGTTTATTTTTTCATAAAGGTCTTTTGTTTCTGCGTACAGAGACGCAGCAAACGCCCCTTTTGCAGTGTATTGAATTGGACTGGTGTGCAGAGGTTTATCATCTTTGCCTAAAAAAAGCACAAGATGCCTAACAACCACTTTATAGTGGTTTTTGTCTGCTTTGGCGGTTGCTAGTAATGGCGTTTCTGCGCCATTTTCCCAAGCCAGGCCCACGAAGGTGTATCTATCGTCTTTTGATGGACGATATTGGATCTCCCTCTGTGATTTGTGAATAATCACAAATCGTGGGGACTGGGTAATAAAACCAACTTCAGTCCCATCACCCAAGGAGGCTTCGCAAGGCTGCCAAGCGTCATCTGGTATAAAACCAGCTTTCTCTGCCTCTACAGCTTTAATAAAAAAGCCTATTTCTTGTGACCCCCCCTCTTTCTCCCACTTAGAGAGTTTGCCTGGAACTAGGTTTGGTGGCGAAACTATCTGGCAATAAGGCATCTGGGTAGAAGAAATGGCGTGATCTGCAAATTGTTCCAATAATGTAGTCATAATTGTTCCTTGATTGTTTCAAATGTGCGGATATAAAGGCATCGCACCCAGCCCATTTTTACTGGTAATGTTGCAACCAAGCTTCATGGCTTGGAAACTTCGACTCATATCTTTGCCCATATAAGACAAGATGATAGTCAGTCCACTTACAATTAAATCGCTCCCACTTTAACGGGAGATTTTTGTAAATTTTGTCATCAGGAAGAACAGAAATAACTTCATTTTTAAAAACTATTTCTTTTCCCCACCAATTGCTAATGATTTGGTTTCCGTGATCAAGAATATCTAAGTATTTCTCTCTTGGATATTCTTTTTTTTCAGTAAGTGCTTGCATCCTGCCATCGTGAATAAAGTTGTGGCAGGAATGGCACAAAGCCACGCAAGTTCTAAATTCTATTGTTCCACTAGAATACATATTGTAAACTTCATGGGTTTCTAGCCAAGTATGATATTTTGCCTGTTTGGGAGTTACGCCACAAGCCAGGCAGCGGTTATCACTCTTCTCTTTTGCTAGTTTTTTTTGCTCTTTCCACCAAGAGTCTCCTAGAATAATCCTTGGTGCTAACCCATGCAAAGGCATGGGTATATTTGGATGCAAGAGAAGCCAAGGATGTAACTTCATAATATTATTGGTTGTTTTGAGTATGCGGATATAAAGGCATCGCACCCAGCCTAGTCGGATTAAAAAGGAAGGTAATCAGAGTCTTTTGTCCTCTGATACTGCTCGTAAAGAAAGGGTTCTTTGGAGCTTAGAACTACTGGATAGTATACCACTATTCCCAGTAGTTTCACTGTTTTTATGATGAGAACAAAAGTCTCATCACACAAATTAAACAGCTTCACTTAACTTTTTAATTATCCTTTGACCCCTCTCTGTACGGGGTTTTCCAAACTCGTCAACGCGTAGCACGACGGCTGCATTACGGGCTAAATTTTCATTTATTCCTGCATTTTGCAGAGCTTCTTGATAAGCCCTCGTTTTTGTTATCATCACACTAATTCCTTTCTTGTTAGTTTTGCTAGTGCTTTGGCAGCCGCCAAAGGCTCTGGGTAGTAGTCACTACCCAATGTCCAGCCTTTATTAATGTCAAGCCAGATATTTCCGGCTAAATGTCCTTTAAGGCGAACGGTGTAGCGCTCACCGAGCGGATCACTGATCTGCTGATCTTCGAGGGTATAATTTGGTTCTTTTTTTAGCGGCATAACCCTTCCACTATCGCGTTCGTCATCTATGTAATTAAGCGCAAAGGCTTCCGCCTCTGCGTAAGTTAAAAAACTTTTAAAAGCTTCAGAAAACTGGACTTCCCAGCTACCATTGTCAAAGTTATGGCTAATAGTGGCCACAACGTCTTGTCCTCTGCGGACTTCAGCGTAACCGAAGTCTATTTCATGAATTATTATCTTTTCTTTTGTTTCTTGAATTTGATTTTCAAGAAGATCAATAATCTTTTGCTGGACAAAAGTCTCTCGGTCTATGACTTCAAATCTACTAGCAGCCCATCGCTCTGCGGCTGCGTAAGTGCGAAAATCGTCTCTGACAATTTTCCCATCCAAATCTTTGACGACATACGCTGCCAAGTCGCAGGTTGTCAAACCTTTGATGTATTCAATAACGACTTGTTTTTCAACTTTTTCAGGCTGTAAATTAGCCTGGTGACTGACTATAGCATCAGCCCAGGTGAACGATTGTCTTTTGTCACCCTCTGGGGTAACACCCAGTTCCTTAGCTACCATCTTACAGTAGCTAATTCCTTTCTTTAAAAGAAACTTGACAGAATACTTTGGATGTGTCATGATAAGTTATTCCTGTGTATGGGACTAACAAAACGGCTGCTTACTTCTTTGCCGGAGGGGCGGTCGTTTTTGTTTATATACCTATAATATCATTACAAGATGGAAGTGTCAAGTGGTTTTGGAAAACTTTTTTCTGTTTTCCACAAAATCGGCTAAACCCCTTAATACATCAGGGTTTCGCGCCATTTGCTCAATTAAGTCATTGTTGTTAGTGCCTATAGAACGTGCATAAGCACGATAGATTTGTTTAGCGTCATTAGTAATCATGATTTGCTTAGGAATCTTGACCTCACCGTATTTTGGCTTTCCGCTCATAAATTCTCGCTTTGTGATTGTGTATGGATACAATCAATCTAGCATGATAAAATCAAATGTTAAATGCCTGTAGGAATAAAAATACGTTTATAGACATACAGATAAAAATACCCACTTTGATGTAAGTGGGTAATTAGTAATTATTTGCATTTATTGATACATCAATAACTTTGTTGAGACAAGTTTTTGAAATGCGTGTAAGTAGAATCAAACAACAGTTTAACTGTACCCGTAGATCCATCACGGGCTTTAGCGATGATTAATTCTGCGACCCCTCTATCTACTGTATCGGCGTTGTAATATTCGTCACGATACAATAGAAACACCAAATCTGCATCTTGCTCTAAAGATCCTGATGATCTCAGGTCGGACAACATGGGGCGCTTATTTTGCCTTCCTTCTACAGCCCTATTTAATTGCGCCAGCCCAAATACTGGACATCCAAATCCAGAGGAAGAAGAAGACAATCCTTTCAAAAGCCTAGATGCTTTTGATATTTTACTTTGCTCATCTTTAGCGTCTTCTTCTGTGCCTGCCAAGATGTGAATATGATCCACAAATATAGCAGCGGGTTTTTCCCCAGTACGGGCTATTGCCCGCCTAATGCTACCACTAATGTCAAGCATATCCATCTGAGAATGGTCACAGATGTATAGCTTAGATTCTTCAGCGGTATTCATGGCTGTGATAATACTTGCCATTTGAGTTTGACTAATCCTTTGAGGGTTCTTTAAATAACCACCCTCAACAGAGGCTAATCTGCTAGTTAATCGTCGCGCCAACTGTATTTTATCCATCTCAAGCGAAAAGAAAAATACCGGGCGATGTTGCCTTTGCTGGCTAGATGCAATATTCCAAGCCGCGCTTAAGCCCCAGCCAGTCTTGCCCATACCAGGGCGACCACCAACAATGATGAATTGATTTGGTTCAAACCCTGATGTCATTGCATCTACATCATAAAAGCCACTGGAAATAGGAGTGATTTCCCCAGAAATTTTCTTTTCCATATCGCTATACATCTCTTGCATAGCTTCATGCACGTGCTGCAATTCCGGGCGTTCATCAGATAATGAGAGATTTAGGTCAAAGACTGCTTTTTGAGCCTGTTCCAAGACTTTTTGGAGTTCTATTTCTGTTGCATAAGCAAGCCTAATATTTTGATTTGACACCCTGATCAATTCCCTGCGGAGGTACTTTTCGTATACCATTCCCGCTAAAGCGTCAATATTGACAGCGGAAACAGTGCGGTCTAGCAAAGTGGCAAGCTTATTTCTCCCTCCAACGTGAGTTAAAACGCCTTGATCGTCTAAACTATTTGCTACAGCAATTAAGTCGGTCGGCTTGCCGGTTAAATGCAATTCTGCCATGCACTTAAATATGGTTTTATGTGCATTTATATAAAAAGCTTCGGAAGGTAATCTTGTGATTATTCTTTCGATTGCACCAGGGTCAAGGAGGATGCCACCCAAGATCGCTTCTTCAGCGTCAATATTTTGGGGAGGAAGACGGTTGATTAGGATATCTGCACTGAAATTGTTCATGGTAATTTCTCTTGCTAAAACTGGATTTAAAGATGGGATTTAAAATTTGATTATTGGCTTTTGACCAAGTGACCAATCCCAATCAGGATGCTCTTGTTTTGCAAACACTAGCCACGCTTTGTGGTCTTTGCGTTTGTCATAAAACGCTTGTAAAGAATGACATTTTCTAAAGTCATTCTCATAAATCATCAGATGCACATCCTCTGACCACTTGTAAAAGTATTCCGGTATCTCCGTTTCCGGTTCTGTGGTGTCATTGCGGGTGGGTTGAGGGCGATCGCACCAATTCACGAGATTCTGCCAGCCCCCTTTGGTTTTTTCCCACATCCCAATAGTGGCCATGGCGTGTCCATATTTTTGGTCTGGCGTGGCTTTATCTCGTCTAGCCAAGTCTGTAGCTATTTTCTGGACTACAGCAGGGTTAAAGTTTTGGAAGGTTTTGTCCATGGTTTTCGACCGCCAAGGCCACAGCCAGCCATTCCATTGATTCTTTTCCTTGTAAACGAGGCTTAACTCGCTAGGGATGACTGCATCAGCTAGTTCAGGGCTTAATAAAAATGTATCTATTAAATCCCAAACATTCTTTGCCTGGGCGTATACATTTTTAAGCGTCGTGGCGGGCGTACCCTGGTCTTCACGAGGATTTATCTGTTTACCCGAAATTCCTTCCTTTAAATCAGAGTTGGCAGATATCTGTTCTACTTCATCTTGTTGTAAATCCTCTTTAGCGGGAGAAAGTCCGCTAGATACTTCTTCTTCTTTAAGTATTTCTTTCTTAAATACTTTATTGAATAAATATTTATTATGTACTGGATTTTCCACTTGTGGATTTTCCACTTGTGGATTTTCCACTTGTGGATTTTCCACTTGTGGATTTTCCACTTGTGGATTTTCCACTTGTGGATTTTCCACTTGTGGTTTACCTCGCCTGTTTTTGGGTGCAGGCGGATTTTCGCTTGGCACTTCTCTGATCGTGGACTCGTATCCCACGATTTTCCCCTTTTCTCGCACTTGTTCACGGGTTAAGTACCCAAGTCTTTCTAGTTCCTGAAGACCTGTTTTCACGGCTGTTTCGCCGTCCATTTCAGACTGTGTAGATAGATGTTCTATACTGACTTTCCATCCATCTGGATAAGAAAGTAACAAGTGGTGTAGTCCACGCGCTTTGAAGCTCAACCGCGTATCTCTAATAGCCGCGTTGGCTATTACAGTATAGTTCTTGGAATGCTGGACTCTTATTGTTTCCCCCATTACACACCTCCACGGACGTGCAACAGTTCATTGACAAAAACCAAAAGATGACTCATGATTAAGATGCTCCTAGTTATAAAAACGTGAGTAGGGGCTGCCACCGCACTGCTGACAACAGTGCGGTGGCTTTTTATTATTATACTACTTTGCCAGTGTTTTGGCAAATTCTAGTATTTCGGGGAAAATACTGGGGTTTTCGTCCAGTATTAAAGCGATCGCTTTAATTTCCTGCTCTAATGACACAGGAACTTTGATAGCTTTGGTTTTACCGGACTTCCATCCGGGCCTAAACTGTGCTGATTTAGGTGGTACGGCGTTTTTATTTGCCATGTCTTTTTTAAGTTTCAACAAAATTATAATAACTTAACCGCTAGTAACTTGGGAATAGTGCCATAAAAGATTTTCTTATACTAAGTAGAAATGAGTAGATAAATGAAGGCGATGGACTTGCCTTCTGATGAGTAGAGGCAATCTTGATCCGATAAAATCCATCTTTACTTGTGGATGGAGATATTTGATAATAGTTTTGCAAAAGAAAAGCCCTGGATGATTCCGGGCTTTTGTATGTTTGAGTTGAATATGGATTATTCAGGCAAGGGTTGAACCTTCCAGCCTTTTATCCAATCTGCATTTTCGGTAACAAATTTTAGGTCGTCTTGATACTTTTGGTTATTCAAGAAAAATGATTTATTAGCCATCCTTAATAAATCCAAGCCGTCTTCATCTTTAGCATAAAGACCACATTGGGTCTTATTGTCTATTTCAAATTGTCTAACAAGGTGGCACTTTGAAGCCACGTTATACATTTGACACCCAAAGCTGTTGATATTCTCGTTAAAATAGGGACATTGGATTTCCTTGCATATACAAACAGTCATTGCTTTTGCTCCTACAAATATTTTGGATTTGGTCTATGTTTGCGACAATAACCAGTTTTGCTTCTGGTCTCAGTTTTTATCCCCTGCTTCTTGCAGGTCAAGCAAAGCTTGTATTCCCTATCCTTCCAAGTTACTTTTTTGGCTCACCACCTAATTTATTTGCTATTCTGGTCCAATCGCTTGCAAGCGCGATCGCATATTCTTTGAATATCCTGACGATATCCTCTGGTACTTCCAGTGAAGCAACAAAATTTTCGTCAGCGATTTCCTGCGGGTAAACCTTACGTGTTTCTGGATCAAAACAAAGAGCTGTTAAAAAACCAGGTTCTTGTTGGAAAACCAGATACCATTTATCTGGTGTGTGTGGATTTACACCAATTTCTCCAGATCCTTTATTGTCTATCATGCCTTTATTCCAAAAAATTTACCAATCATTGCTGATGGCTTCGTTTAAAACAAAATTATGAAAGATCAACTCTTCCGTATCAGAGTTTTTTGCATGAAAGTCTCCTGCTTTTTGTGCGGCTACTTCAGGGTTTGAATTATTTGCCTGAAACTGAAGCTGGGATATGGCAAAGATTAAAAAGATTGCAAAGAGAGCTGACACTGCCAATACTACAATGACGGCTACTCCACAAGTGTCAATTGTACTGTAATCAAATTCATTTTTCTCACTCATAGCCACCCTACTTTATTGAATAAGATTATCTTGCTACCCTTTACTACCGTTTGTCAATAAGTAATTACATATTAATTTATACACTCTGCTTTTGAGACACTTGTGCAAATAAAAGCCACCCACTTAGGTGGCTACTAACTCTTATTGTTGGGATACAGGATTGTAAAACCTGCACTTGCTTCCGACTTTTGCAAATATTGGTTCTAGCTCGTCTTTTAGTTCTTGCTTATCATCTTTTTTACATTTAAGGACTTTGATTATTTCCGTGAGAGGGAAATAAGTATCGTTGCAGTCGCCTTCGTAGGTGTAAATTTCGCCATGTTTCTCAATGATAAACCCTGACAGGGTACAGTTCAAACAGCTTTTCATTTTCTAATCTGATTTAAAGAATAAGCCTTGTGTATTTTCCCGTTGATACGAATCTCTATAAAACTCCATCTACACCCCGGAGGGGCTAATCCTGGGGTATGGAAACCAATAAAAATACCTTTCAGCCACCCATTGCTAGGATGTTTGTACTCAACTTTATCCCCTACTTTGTAATCACTTTCTTTGATTGTTGTTTGTTCCATTTTTTTGATAAGATAATAAGTGTAAGCACCTTTTGTTTATCCCCTTAAACTCCGTTAAACAACGGAGTTTTTTTATGCAGAAATTAAAAACCAATAGCTAGTTCCGCCACTTTTTCTTCTTCTGCTTCACCGCCTTCATCTTCGTCTTCATCACTATTGCCTGGGCTTTCTATTGTGAATAAAGAGGGCTGTTTCCAGCCATCGCGTTCACCATCCAAATATTCAGAAGCTTCAACTAGTACCGCACATACAATCTTGTGTTCATAAGCAGATTTCTCAATCAATACATCTTTAGTGGAAACAGTGACAAATCTGCCTTGTATCTCACACTTTCCGCCAATGCCAATTGCTACCAAATCCTCTTTATCTTTGATTGCAAAATCAGTAACAAATCCTTCTTCCCAGATATCAGCATCTAATCCCACTGCATCTATCAAAATGCTTCTTAGGCTGTCTAGTGCCTGGTAAAAACTGTCCGACGCTTCTTCTTTGCTACGTACAGTTACGGTTTTTTGCTCCTCACCATCTTCATTAAAAATGGCGTAAGTAATTGCCACCATTTCTGTATCATCGTTTCTTTTTGCTTTGATTTTGGTAATTTGTCTCATTTTAGTTTCTCCTTAATTTCTGATTCTGCAAACGGATGTGGACAAAAGGTGTCGTCTAGATCAATGTAGTAAAGCCAATCCCCTGTGCTTATACGCTTGACTCCTGAACATATACCCCATCCTAGATTTGTTCTTAGCCTGTCTCCAAACCAATAAGCTGGCTTTGATATCCGCTCCCAAGGTTGGGGATTAGTTGGGCGCGGCAGTACAGCAAAATCCTTTGGTGGCAATCTTAATGGTGGTATCATTTAGTTAGATACTGACTTAATGCGACCTGTTTTTCTTAATATGAATTGAGCATCTTTTTTTTTCACTTCACTACTCCAAAAAATTGAATCACTTGGCTTTATAATCCATATATACGGAAATTGAATAATAATGGTTTTTCCGTTGTAGTTATTGCTGGCAACAGACAATGGATATTCTTCCAGTAATTCTTGACAATCAAACTCTATTGTTGGCTCCACTGCTGAATCAAGATACTCAATCTTGGCTATAGTGCGATCGCTTTCAAAGAACTTTAAACCAACCTGAAACCATTGACTAACCTCTTCTGAGAAAGCCATTGCGTAAGCTTCTAAACGACTACTACCACGATGATTTTTGATCATGTCCTGTACTTTCATCTTTCAAACTTTTTATGCCTAAAAGAATTAATTCTTCAGCTAACAAGCCTATTTCAGTGTGATGCTCTGCGGCTAAAATCTTAATTCTTTGGTGCAACTTAGGGTCAATCCTAATCTGTCGTTTGTCTCTAGCTTTGATTTTTATTAAATTCATTTCTCCTTATTCGTGTATCACGATATCATAATACCATAATATCTTGTGATACATAAGAGAATTACAAAAATTTATGATATTTTTGTGTGAATATGTGAACGGTAAAAATTATGAACAGAACAGGGTACAGAAAAAAATGGACAAAAGAGGGAATGGCCAAACTGGGAGCAATGGTCAAACGTTCTCGTCAGGATGCAAAAATGAGTCTGCGGTACTTCTCGCAGATATGTTCTGACAAGTTTTTTGCGGTTAGTTACACCGCGCTAAAGCAGATGGAACAAGGGAAAACTTCCCCTGCGTATAACCTAATAGAAGCCATAGCAGCATCAGGTTTACTTCGTGATGATTCAGGTAGGCTCTTAGGCATTTATGAGTGCATAGATATTATTAGCCAAACACCTTACGCTGATTTTCCTGTACCCAAGCAAAGAAAAAGATGGGTCAAGGACGGGTTGTACAGACTAGGAGGATTGATTAAATCCACCAGGGAAAAGAGGGGAATCACTAAGCAAGTATTAGCAGATATGTGTTCTTCTCAAGATTTTTCCTTAATCTCTAGAACCATTTGGACTATTGAAAGTGGTCGGGTTATTCCTAGTTTCAATACCTTAGAAGCGATCGCTGATACTGAACTCTTTGAGGACAATACTGGTAGCGTACTGGATATCTACAACTTTATAGATATTGCCAGTGGAGATGATTTCTACATCAGGTTGTTATGAACTTGGGCGCATTAATTACTAGTATATGCAAACGTGCTCAAAGCACAAATAAAGCCGCAAAGTTATCCGGCGTGTCTCAAGGCACGCTTAGTGAATGGCAGTCAGGTAAGGTATCTCCAGGATTAGAAAAATACATAGAGTTATGCTTGGCTTTGGGCAAGGCAAAACCTAAAACAGCAGAAGATGTTTTGGGCGTAGCGTTGGGACTACCACCCATAGAACAGCAACGCTTAATCTCTTTAACAACTGCCAAGTATGCTGAATATTTGAGCAGTAAGCAAGATAATGTAATGATAGAATTGACAGACACCAACAATTAAGGAAGACTATGGCACGACAATCAGACTACGCTAAAAACAAGGCAAAACTTACGCTTAGGCTTACCCCGACAGCTAAATGTGTATATCAGTGTTACGCTGACCATTTATGTATAGCCTTTGGTGAGCTAATTGAGAGGCTCGCCCGAAACCCAGACGTAGCAAGGGGTATGGCTGCTTTTCTGGAAAGCGAAAAAAAACTTTCAGAAAAGACTTGACAATTTCATTCTATCCATACATAATGGAAATATAGAAACAGACGACGCGGGAGGGTTATGGACATGGACTTGGTAAACAGAAGACAGGTGTTAGTAAATTTAATCTCCCGCGTCGGGAGAGGACAACAGAACATCTACCGCTGGGTAGATGAGTTAATGGAAATTGATGCTCAATTGGAGCATCAGGAACAGGTACAAGAGGAGACAAAAGTGACAACAGAATTAAAATTAGCAGTAGGGATGCAAATAGTTCACCCTCGCTGGGGCGAAGGGACTATATTTGCCGTAATGGGCAAAATGGTTTCAGTAGACTTCCCTGGAATGGGAAGAAAGCTAGTGTCTGATACTTCAGATTTAAAATTACAGAATAAGCCACAAGTACAACCACAAGTACAATCACAAGCACCAATTAAGTCACAGCCCAAGAAAGTTGATAAAAGTCTTGAAGTTGCTAAACAACAACTTCTAGCACTTGGAGTGTTAGAAGAGTCCATCCTAATCCAGGACGGACTTGTAGTAGTCCTGGGTGCTGACCGTAGAGAGCATGAAGGAAAATCCTTTTACTGGGACAAAACAGTGTTCCCCACTGAACACGATAAGGGTTATAAAAAAGATGCAGGCAATGTCCGCATCAATCCAGCGCAGGTAAAAAACTCCCAGAGAAAAGCCTGGGAAGATTACAAAACTAAACAAGGCAAAAAACCCTCTCAACCATTTGAGAAGTGGTTAAGTGGGAGGTTAGTTAACCTCCCTGAATTAGAATTAGTTGTCAGCAAGATTGATGCCAAACCAGCATCAATCTGGATCAAAAAAGAAATGTATTACTATAAGTTAGTAATAAACAGAGCGTCACGCCACGTTCAAGAATTGTCCGCTGCTATTCGCCATGAGATGAATGGCAAAGATTACCAGGATGATAAATTCATGGTCTTCCTGAACAACCAGGAAACAGTTACTCTCGCTACAAGAGAAGAATGGAAGCTGAAGACCCATTTTGATTTATTAAAAATGGAAGGCCGCCCCGAAAAGGAATTTTACGTAAAGGATGAGCTTTTTGCTCCCATTATGGAAAAGTTAAATTTAGCTGCCAAAAAATGCGGCGACTCCTTTGAGATGCCTTTTGGGCTTCGCGTAATGTAATATCTCACAAAGAATGTTGTATTGCGACCTAAGCATGTCATTAAACTGTTGTTGTAAATAAGGAGCAAAAAAGAAACACTTGTCAAATAAAATAATTTTAATTTCAGTATTGACAATTGTTTCTTTATAGAATAAGATAGAAATATCAAAGAACAACAGGGAGACAATCATGAAAGCATTAGAAAGACCGAGCTACTTGGACAAAACTCCAGAGCAAAAATTTTGGGAGATCCAAATTGAGTACATTGATGCAAACAAAGAACATTGTTGTTCTTTTCACTTCTTCAACTGCCCTGCAAAAGCTGCGGCTTTTGCCCGCAGTAATCGTGTTAGTTTTGACGTTAAAGACTTTTTCTACAGTGATGTAGAAAAAGTCAAAAAAAGAAGGGGTGTTAAACACTTTTAACCCGCCTGACGAGGACGGTTGGCTGCCGTCCGAAACTACCCCTTGGTAGTAGTGGGAAGCCTACTTACACCCCACAGGAGATATGTATGATGACCGCTAACGACATGATTCAAGTAAAACAATTTATTATTAAAAACTGGAGAAGTGCTGAAGCACTTCGTACCTTGATAGGAACTGAGTTTCCTGAGAGTGATATCTTTCACTTTGGGGAAATACCCACAGAGCAAGCAAGTATTAAAGTAGAGAACGGGAAAATTACCCGTGTCACTACTTGGTCGGGATTGTCCTGGTCAGCCCGCTGGGGCAGGGGTAATCCTGTAGTTGATGTTTTTTAGTTGAAAACGCGGATCTTTCATGATCCGCAAATAACTCTTGTAAAGTATTAAACCTATGAAAGGTATTTTATGGGGTGTAATTCAAACACCCATTGTTATCACTCCCCGTTATCCCACGGGAAATCCACACCACTGTACTTTGCAGTTTGGCGTGGACCGACAAGGCTGGGAACAGTGGGAAGGTACAGAGTTTGAAGCAAGAACTTTGTACGAGGCTTGGAACGGGAATATACAAGCGGTGGCTATACAGCTACCAGATTATATTCCTTGTCAGAACAAACACCCTCACATTTCAGTGAGTTGGTGTCAAGGCATAAAACCAGTCCATTCAAACACGATGCTTGCATCTAAGTTTGAATACAAGCTGCTTAAACAATCTGTAACACTCAAGATTGAATTTCTTGAGTGGACATTTAGTCGTTAGTTATGAAAATTGGCGATGGCTTGATTTTTTTGGATACTTCTTACAACAAAACAAGAGGTAAAATTTCTCAAGGAATTATTGAGAAAATAGGACGGGCATACTTTTATGTCCGTATTGGACACGACTTAATAAAAGTAATAATACAGAATTTCCCTATTGTTACTGGAGACTACAACTTTATTATTTTTGACTCAGAAGACTCATACAACAGCTACATTCAGCATCAAAACAACCTCAGAAAACTTGAAGTTAAAACTAAAAATTTAAACTTACTCGCGCCGGATCAAGTACGGCGCATTTTAGAAATTATAGAAGAGTAGCCATGAATCAATTAACACTCTTTGAACCGCAAGTCATCGTTAGTGATGATTTCACAAACGATGACTACGAAACACCTGACTGGTTAGCCAAGGCAATGGCTAACCTAGTCTTACCCACAGACAAACAAGTCCTAGAACCCTTTGCTGGTTCTGGGCAGATAGCTAAATACCTACCGACTGATCGCTCGGTAGAGTGTCTAGAAATTAAGTATTCCCGATTTTTGGAAGGGAAAAACAACGCTCCATTTGCTGCATGGGTAAATGGTGATTTTTTTAAGGATGCCTCTATATGGGGATGCGACCTTATCGTCACTAACCCGCCCTTTTCTCTGTGTGTTGAGGCAGTTGCAAAATCATTAAGACTACTCAATAACAGCCCCAATTCCCGACTACTATTTCTAATGCCACTGGATTGGAATTGCTCTCAAGGAAGAGCTAAAGCTTGGGAATCTTTGAACGCACATATTCATCACATCTATCCGATTGCGGATAGAGTGGATTACCTCAAGGAAGGTATTCCCATGAGTAAGTGCCAAAAAATAATTAATGGTCTTCCACAATTTAAGAACGGAAAACCCGTTATGAACAGCGGTCGGCAATGCTACGACGCTGTTTTTGATATTAGATTGGGGAAAGATTGTTCAGCATCAAATTTAATTTATAAGCCATGAGGCTAGGCTTAAACAAACAAAAGTTGTTTAAGCACATGACATGAAGTCAGCGTTCACCTCTACCATAGCATACCACAAAGAACTGACTGGGCAACCACTGAACTAATTTGCTATGCTGTGGTGTAGTAGTACCTTCTGAAAACACCTTTAACGCGATCGCTTTTCCGTTGAGCGATCGCGTTTTTTATGGGAATAAGAACCCGAAAGCCCTAAAAACAGGCACTTTTGATTTCATGATTCAATCGTGCCGTTCACTTGTCACTGGCTAAAACCCTTGTACAGCAATAGGTTCACGCTACCCTTCTTAAAATCCCCAGGAACAAACGGCACGATTGATAATGGTTGAATCACTATTCGGCACGATTGACACTGCTAGAAACGCGGCTGAAACAACGCATTTGCGTCAAATAGTTGTCAATGGCACGATTGATTAAGGACAAAATAAAACCCTGTAAGTTAATTACAGGGTTTTTGATTAATTACGGGAATTTAAGATGTTTTTGACTCCTTGGGAGTAGCTACCATCCCCCAGTAGTCCCAGG